TGTATTGGCTGGCGGATTCAGGAAGATGTCCGACACTTCGCCACTGATGTTCAGGGTGATCGGAGAATTGATCAGATGGTCGCCGGCAAAACTGCCATCCTCAACCACGGACGTCGGCGCCTGCGTTTCGTATGCCGTCGAATCACTCACCCTAGCGAACAGCATAAAGCCACCAATCCCCACCTCTTCAGTCGAGGACGATTCAAGCGCCTGGCTCTGTCCAGCCATGTATTCCTTGATCATCTTCCACCTCGATTGGCTTGGGTCTTGGCGTTTCGCATCTGGCTTTGCAGCGCATCATCAACTGCCGCGCCGGCCTGCTTAGGATCGTTGCTATAAATCTTGATGTCGTTCTTCTGCTCGATGTTGCTGGTGTTTGAGCTGGTGTTGTTGTTCGTATTTCCGATGGCCATAGCGTCGTTTGGAGTCAAGGTTGGGACATCCCAAGGATCTTGCCCGCCGCCGCTACCAATCGAACCGACACCGCCTGGCGCGCCAGCTTCCGGAGAACCGCCCGAACTGATCAGATCCACTGCCCAGTCAGGGAGGATCGATGTTGCAGCAGACTTGATGCCGCCGAGGATCTGGCTGAACGCCGTACCAATGAAGTCGAATAGCCCGAGGAAGATATCGCGGATACCGGCGCCTACCGAGTTGAAAGCATCAAGAAGCGCAGAAAGCGCGCCAGCCCAGTCGCCAGTAAACGCCATGATCACCGCGTCAAACAGGCTTGAGAAGGCATCGAAGAACGGCTGCAAGATCGCCAGTGACGACTGGACCATCCACTTAAAGCCGTCAACGATCCCCTGCATGATCGGCACAATGTCGATGCCGAAGAACTCCTGAAAGAAGTCTGCAATGACTGACTTTCCGCCATTGAAGGCAACGATCAGGTCATCGATGATCAGCAGCAGGCCGACGATAGCGGCGGTGATCAGCACAACTGGCGACAGGATTATACTCATCACGCCGGAGAACCCGAGCGCGGCAACCTTCGCAATGACGAACCCGGCAGCCAGGATGCCAAGGACCGGCGCCATCCGCGTGACGAAGCCAGACGCGGCAAGAATCGCCTCGCTGAATACGTTGATCCCTTTCTTGATAACGTCCTGATTCGCAACAAGGAAGTCAGTGAACTTGTTGGTGATGGCGGTCATTGTCGGCGCCAGGCCAACTGCAACCTGCTGACTCAATGCAGTGACGGCGAACTTCGACACACCCAAGGCGTCTTGGGACTCTGCCGCCGCTTCTGCCTGTTCGGTGGTGACAATGCCAAGCTCACGTGCGCGCATGGTCAATAGCTCGACCTCTTCACTGCTAGCGTTCAACAGTTGAAGCGTGGACGGATCAAGGCCCAGCGATGCGATGATAGATTTCTGAGTAGCAGAATCCGTGCCAAGTCTACGGAACGACTCGCCAAGCTCGCCAAACAGAACGTCTGCCGTCTTAACGTTACCGCCTGCATCCTTGACGCTGATCCCAAGGTCTTCGAAAGCCTTACGCCCGCGCCCGAGCCCGCGAGCGGCATCACCGGCCACCTTAGACAGGCCGGACAGGCTGGCAGCCATAGCCTCAGAGCTTGAACCTGAAAGCTCAGCCGCAAAGCCAAGCTCCTGAATTCGCTCTACTGCTATGCCTGTCTCAGCGTTCATGTCGAGAAGGGCATCTGCCGCCGTTGTGTTCGATGCCACAAACGCAAACAAGCCGCCTGCCGCCCCTATCAGCGCAGTACCTACGCCTGCAAGAAGGGCAACAGACAGCTTTAGGTTCTCGTTGAATTCCTTCTGAGGCGCCAGGGAGCCAACGAAGCTGAACCTGGATACTAACTCGCTGACGATCGCCATTTAGGCAGGCCTCGACTTATGCGCCTGTATGTCGGCGGTTATTTGTTCGAACTCAATGGCGTCTAGAAACTGGTCCGTATCCCACTGCTCAATCTCGGCCAGGCTTCCATACCCGGCCTTCGACAGAGAGAACATCGCCATCCGCTCGCCGCTTACATTGGTTTCGAGGATGTAGTCTTCGCTTGCGTCTCTTCCACGGATGCTGAGGCGATACCTGCGGCGCGCAAAAAAGGGTACGACATGACCCCCATTGCGGCAGCGATCAACGTAACGTAATCCTCTGGAACCTCTTCCCAGTGATCGCGAAGCTTGCTGATCAGGGCGCCGTCAAAGGTAATGCTATTCCACATAACCTCTTCTACCGGGGCAAAGCCCGTGCTGTCCAGAAAGCTATGGTCGCCCAGTTGAAGCTGTCGCTGGATAGACGAGTAGTACGCATATACCCGACGACGCTGGACGTGTTGCATTTTCAGGAAACGATACGTGCGCCCGTTAATTTCCGCCTCGCCTTCCTCGAAAATCTTGCGGATCTCTTCAAGGGCTTTTTGGCGCTGGTCTTGTTGGCTCATACGTTACAGGCTCCGTTTCGCAGTGCGGAAGCGCAGGGTGTATTCCATCAGCGCGTTCCCGTCCTGGTTGTTTTTGGTTTGGGTTGGCTGAGTGGTGACGCTGCCAGATTCAAGAACCCAGCTTTCGACGCCAGCACTGCCATCAGCAGTGTACGACTCTTTCAGCGAGCCGTTCACGACTTCGGTTGTCTCGGCGTTAATCAGGCCCAACATGAAGATGTCGTCTGCGCCGTACTTCTGAACGCGAAACAGGAGGTCATAGACATCCTTATCAAATCGCTCACTGATTGACACGCCGCCCGTGGCCGAGTTGACATGCGCGCTCGCGGCGTTTGCCGGGGTCAGCGTCACATAGTCACCCTCTGCGAAGGTCGTCATGGCGTGGTCGTTCAGGATCAGCGTGGTGCTGTCCGCTGCGGTGGTAATAACGCCCATGGGTCAGTCCCTCAGAGGTTGAAATTGATGATGATGTCTACGCTGTGAATACTTCCAGCGTTCTTGACTGCAATCTGAATCACAGGCGACTTACGTGCCTGGCGCTCAGATTGCGGCTGATCCTTGAGCAAGCCACCAAGCACGTAGAATCCGAACTGCTCGATGTTCCGGTTGAAGGTGTTGATGTTGCCGAAGCTGTCAGGGCTAGACCAAGTGCCAGGCGCGAACACGCCGGCGCGGACGAATCGACGGGTTGCACGCTCGTTTGCCGCAACCAACTGGTTTACGCCGCGTGTAGTCTGCGGAACCTTAGTACCGGTCTGCTTCAGGGTGTTGAAGTTCTCGGTCTGTATGGCGTCGATGTAAGCGATGATGTTGTAGACGTTGTCCACAAAGTCGTTCGCGCCACTGGTCAGCACTACAGGGACATCTTTGATCGTGGTGTACAGATCCAGGCCTACGCGCTTTGCCGCATCGATTTCAGTCTGGCTGTACGACTCAGCAGGAACCGAAAGAGTTTTCAGGTTCATGGTGATGGCCGAGTTTTCAGCGCTGAAGTTCACCGTGTGCGTGCGCGCCATGTAGGAAGCAGCCAACAGGCGATTGCCTGACTTGCTGTACAGGCAGCGGAAGTTCGTTTGGCTTGCCAGCTTTACGGCCCACACAGGGTTGGAGGTTCCGACGAGGAGGTAAGTGCTACCGCTGAATACCGCGTAAATGATCTTTTGGCTTGCCTGGGCCCAGGCTGCGATGTCGTCAACCTCGGCGTCAAGCACCAGATCGATGAACTCTGCGCCTTTGAAGTTGATCAAGGCGTTCAGGGCAGACAGCGATTCGACCTTGGTTTCGATTGGCAGGACGGAAGCGGCGGCGCCTTGAGTCAAGGTTGCGCCAGAGCCAGCCGACATGGTGAGAATCGCGCCGATGAACGTACCGGTTACGCCTGCTTCCATGTAGGTCAGAAGGCTAAGCACGCCGGTTGTTGCGCTGGTGATCGTCAGGTATCCGTTGCTGTGAGCGACAGTTGCGCCAGCGATTGCGGTATCCAGCAAGGTCGCCACAGCATCCAGCGTAGTTACTGCGCTGAAGTCCAAGGCCGAGGCGTTGACAGTAACGCCATCCACATCGATATCGAAGCTGCCGTCTGTGATGGTCTGAAGCTGCGAGATAACGGTTGCTTCTACCAGCTGAGTGCTGCGCAGAGTGGCAGCAGAAGCGGCGACGTTTTCAGTTGTTGCCCGGTGCAGGCCGACAATCAGCGAGCCGCCGAAGTTGATGGCGTTTGGCTTGGTGCCGAATACAGCATTGGCGTGTGCAGTAACAGACGATGCAGTACCCCAATCAGCCTCTACAGCCGGCGCATCACGATAGATACGGAAACGCTCAGCGCTGGTAATCACGCCCTGTTCGCTCGTCATCACCGCAATGAGATTCATGTTGTCGGCAGTCGCCAATTGACTCTCAGGAATCAGCGCGACGTTGACCACGTTTGTGATGCTTGCGTTATTGCTCATAGATCAAACCTCGTTCGCCGATTATGCGAAGTTGTGCGGTGTCGATACGGAGTATATCAACAACGAGTGAAGGGCTGTAATGGACTTGGCATTCCAGTTGCATACGCTCGCCGTATTGTTGGCCGGTGAGCGATTTAACGTCGGTCGCTGCGCCAGGGTGCCAGACTGTGATGCCTAGCGACTCTTGCAGCTCAAGAGATGCCTGAGAGCGCGCTAGAAGCCTGAAGTTACGGCACAGCGCGTGTGCGGTAGGCCCGTAGAAGTCGAAGGTACACAGGCGCGATACACGCTCGCTGTACGTCATCTCTTCTGCGGTGCCATCGTATTGCTCAGAGCTGCACAGCGGAACGTCGCCGGCCAGCGAGTCAACGACGATGTAAGGCTGCTCGAAGTGCTGGCGGTCGAAGTTCTGGCGCCCGAGCTTGATGTAATTCTCGGGGTGCGGAAGAAGGTCGCGCACGAATCGTGCCAAGTTAACCAGTACTGGATCGCTCATGGCGTCGGCACCAGCAGCGGGAGTTTAGTTTCCTCGCCTACCACTTCGACATAGCCGTACTGGCCATAGCCCTTGCGGAACGGAACAAGCTTGAAGTCACGGCCATTCCATTCGATGTACTGGTTGATCGCCATAGGGCTAACGCTGTGAACCTGGATGTACTCAAGCGAGAAGTCGATCTGCTCTACCTTCAGCTTTTCAGGATCGGCAGGCTGTACAACGGCCATGATGTCAGCGGACACGATCGTTTCAGTCTCGACGAAATCAATGGTCGTGACGCTAACGGTCTTCAGCTTCACAGGCTGCGACCACTCCGTCAGAACGTCGGACATGTCAGGGAGCATTATTCCACCACCCAAGTTATTGAACTGCGAAGAAGCCCGGTGTCGATCAGCACGCCTGACGATCCCTTGCGCGCCTTGGTGGCCGCTGTGATGTCGGCCCACACACCATAACCCCGAGTGCGGAACGCGCCTACACTGATGTTCCTGGCCGCTAGACCGACACGACCTAGGGCCACGTCAACTGCTAATCCTTTCTCAAGTACCAGATTGAACTGAGACTCAAGAACCTTTTCCATCTCTCCGGACTTTGCATCAAGTGGCCCGCGAAGGAATGAACGCTGCTCGACGAACTGCGTCCCGTATTCGTGCCAGATGCCGACCTCTAGAACAGTCGGCGCCGGACCTGTTGCCGTGTCGTCAGTGTAGGCCTTGCTTGTGGCAGACTCGCCAGCAGGCAGGCCCACTTTTGCCGACATCGATTTAGCCTGCTCCATGGCGGAAAGCTGCGCCTCTACCAACGCGAGCGTTTCCTTGGGAGTCATACGAAGCGAGCCCCAACTTGACGACCAGTCAGCAGCCAATACGTCTGACCGTAACGGGTCGTGTTGAAGAAGCTCGCCCACTGGCTTGTGGTGGTCGATGTGCCGTAGGAGACAGACACGCTGCCTACAGACTTGCTTTCGGCTGTACGGGCCGATCCGGTTCCTGGCAGCGCATCAAGCGTCAGCAGGTGGGCGATCAGGTTAAGGATCGCTTCCTTGGTGCTATCGCTGTACGCAAGGCAGGTGTAGGCCGTCCACGTAGAGGCTACGGCTTCCACCCATGTGATGGTCGGGAACCGCGCCTCAAAGTCCGTTTGGATGCTCATCAGCCGAGACTCATCACGCCGGTTTCAACGCCGCGCATGATTCGCTTCATGAGCTGTTCGTCAGCCAATTGCACTTCTGTCAGTTCAACAGAGCCGCCAGCAGCAAGGCCGTAGCGCTTCATTGGGTTGGCGGTGAGGTTGGTCAGGGTCATGGCCGACACTTCAGGCTTCGGATCTTCACCAAGCGCCTTATCGATCTCTGACTGAATGCGTTTCTCGCTCCAGCGGCCATCGACCTCAATGCCCAACTCTTCCGCTTGCTTCTTGAGTTCGTCCACGACGATTCTCCGAATAGGTGCGCATCCTTGCGCGAGGGAATTACAGACCGGTCAGGGTAGCAGCGGCGCCGTCTTCGATCACGTCCAGGCCGGCAATCGAAGCATACGATTCAACGTAGTACTTGAAGCCGCGCTGATCGATGCTCGACACGTTCAGTGGAACCGGGATACGGAACTGCATACCGCGACGGTTTTTCGAGAACGCAACAGTTACCGAAGTAACAGCAGCCTGGCCGGCTTCAGCCTTGTCGGTGGTGCCGAAGGTGACGGTCGGGAAGTTCATTTGCAGAGCGCGCAATACCGACATGTCGGTGCCCGCAGTGTTCAGGAACTTGGAAGTGGCGATGTTGTACACGGTGTACGGCATCGTTACCTGATCGGCCTTGAAGCTGGAAACGTTGAACACGTTGGTCCACTGGCGGTTGATCAGGTCGGCGATCTCCTGGTACAGCTCAACGCCGGTTGCAGCAGCAGCGGTGACGGCAGCGGTATCAGTGTCCCAGCCCGAGTAGGTCAGCAGGCCTTGAGTCTTCAGCGTGCCGTTGGTGCGGCGCTGGCCGATGTAGCCGATGTAGTCGATCTTGCGGTTGTAAACCTCGTTGTGCGCTTCCAGGAATCGCGACGGCAGGTTCACGTTTTGCAGTTCGGCTTTCTTCAGCTCGACTTCCGACCAATCAGACTCGGCATCGATGCTGAACACAGGGATGCTGTCGTCTTCGCCCTGCAAGGTGATCTTGCCGGTGGTATTGGTGTTGGTACCGCTTTCGCGGAAGTCACCGTTGATCTGCAACTTCAGCTTTTTGATGCTGTCCGCATAGCCGCCTTCGTTGTTGACTGTGATGCCCTGCATCAAGAAGGTCAGATCAGGGTATTCCTGAGTGAAGATCTCGGTGCTGAGGTGTTCCAGGTTGCGGGCCAGGATGATGCCACCGGCATCAGTGAAGTTCTTCTTGGCGTATGCGGCCTTGTCTTCGAAGCTCTTCACGTCATAGAGCTTGAACGGATCTTTCTTGATAGTCATGGATCAAACTCCAGTCAGGTATTGGGGAATCAGGACAAGCCAGGTGTTTGCTGCCTTGGCTTCCCAGAACACGCAACCCGGAACGATGGCGTTGCTGGTTGATACTTCGGTAGCCTTGCCCAAGTTGGCGCCGGCAGTGTTCACCGCGTAGACCTGCTGGAAGCGAGTCGGGGTATCACCGGCCAGGACTTCAACGGTCACGAAACCGAAGTTGACGATCTCGGCCACTTGGTCCGGGGCAATGCCCAGCTTGGTGTAGGTGGCGTTTTCCAGGGCGCTGGCGATCTTGCGGCGGACAACGCCGGCAATGACCGGAGTAGCCGAGGTATCCAACAGATCGATGGAGCCGGCGTCATACTTGACGAAGCGGCCAGGCACAAGTCCTTCTTCCCAGACTTCGAACGCCGAGCAGTTGTAAGGCGATGCTGCGATGAACTCGCCTGCGACCAGATCAGGGATCGCGGTCAAAACGGTATCGTTAAAGGCCATGATTATTCAGCTCCCATTTGTTTTTTCAGGCGAGCAGACAGACTGGTTTCGTCTGGCTTGCCATCACCGAAGTTACGGTAGTCTTGCGACGGCTTCTTCAGCAGCTTGAAGGCTACCGCCAGTTCGGCGTCGGTGAACTGGGTCGAACCATGCTCAACCGCCAGGGCATCACGCATGATCTGATTGGTGGACTTGTCGGCGAAGTTGTAAGCCTCGTCTACGAAGGTGCGCGCCTTGTCGATAACGGTTGCGTGAGTCTTCACGGCGGAACCGATGGCGACCTTGATAGCGTCTTTGAATGCAGCGGAGTCGGTCACGGCGATGGTGTCCTTTGGCTTGTCGTCAACAACTTGCGGTTTTTCATCAACCACCACATCTTCTTCGACGACTGGATCTTTTTCAGCGTCAGGCATCTTCACGCCTGCATCAGTCGCGATGGCCATGATCTCCTGCAAGGCTGGCAGCAGCTCTTGCAGCTTATCGACCGGGACGTTCTTGATCGCTTCCGGCAATCCGGCAGCAATCTCAACAATTTGGGACAGGCTAGCCGCCCCCTCAGCGTCACAGAACGCCTTGTTAAGCTTAGGCATGGTAGCCTCCTGGGTTGGTTTACGATCTAGGAAGCGACAGCCAGAGCCGCAGCGTCCGTTTTCTACTACAGCGAGATGTGTCGGGATGATATCACGCTGCTCGAAATCATATTTGTCATGAGGTACGAGCTTGCCGTGATAGCCGAGGGATGCTTGGGAGTTGCCGCTGTCAAGTTCAGCCTGGATCTCGGGGCCGAGGACAACGCTGTTACGAATGGCCAGGGTCGAGTCATACACTTGGTCGAAGGAATCGATCAGGGATGCGGACTCAACGCGGCTTTGGTAGTCGTCGCCTTCGGTGCCTGGCTCAATGTGGCCAGCGAGAATCGGAATCCCGGCCATCATCGAAGCAGCACTAGCAATCGTGGCCGGCGAACGGTAGACCGTGAAGATCTTACCGGGCGGCTCCATACCAAGCTCACTGCCAAGGTACTCAAGCACGCCGTCGCGGACACTGACAACCGACTTCCTCTGGCTGTCGTATACCGCGACATCGCTGAACTTAAGAATCTTCATTGATTCGCCCTTGGCATAAATCTTGCCGAATTGTAAACCCGGCAAGATTGGAATGCAAATTGCATCATCTTCCGCATTAAGGCCTTTCCTCCCAGATAAACCAGAGCGTGCCTGTCGCTGGTCCGCTGCCGAAGTTGGCGTGCTCGACGTGATAGGTGTTAACGGCGATGCCTCGCTCATCACCAACCACATTACCAACCGTGCTCTGCTGTGCCGTGGCTGTAGCAGCAACGACTCGATGAATGTCCAGGGCCGTCGCGCCAGTTATCGTGCCGCCAGCCGTCACAACCACTTGCGGGATGTAGAAAGGAGTAGGACGCTCGGTCATATTGTTCTTGCCTATCACAGGAAGCGTCTCGCTGAATGTTCCGCCAGGTGTACCGCCAACGCTATTGGTTATCCGCAGGCTCCCGCTGTCCAGCTCAATGCCCTGCTGCTCAAGGATGACATTTATCGGAACGGCGAATTTAAGAACCAGCGACTGCCCAGCGGCGATGTTGAACTCGCGAAAGGTCCGAAACTCTTTCCCGGCGAAGAACCCGGTCTGCCCAACGTCAACACGTAGTCGAGCATTTGGGCCTGTGCCTTTATCCGTCAGAAGCCGCAGCGGAGGGTTGGCGGTTTCCTGGCTTGTCACCCAAAGGATAGGCCTGACGCCCCCGACAAGCCCCGAGAATGTCACTCTGATCGCCCGGATTGCGCCGTCGAATGACAAGGCAAACTGTCCGCTTGTAATAGGAGCGCTCGTTCCGAGGTTGATCGAACTCCACGCGGAAGATCCAATAGCCTGGCTTTCAATAGTCACGGTGCCGGCTGACGGCGCGGTATCGAAAGACAGGAACACCGCATAGCTCATGATCGAACCATCAATCACAGGTATGATTTGCGGCCCGTTTACGGCCTGAAGTCGATTGATGGTTGTCATAATCCTTATCCTTCCTCTTCCGTTTCTGGAATGATCATCGTGTAGGTGCAGCGACAATTCGATACTGCCGTTGTATTCGTGATATAATCGCCAGTATCAGTCTGGAGATTATAGATATGCCCAAGGTAATTAGCACTGCTCTTCTCGATCACGCGGCAAACCTGGTAGCCGGAGGCGCAGGAATCACCAATGCCTGCAAGGATGCGGGGGTTGGTTACGTCCAGCTCCGTCGTCATCTTGAAAAGCTCGGAATCACTGCCGTCCGCAATACGCGCAACGTCGCACGCATACAGCTTCCTGATCAGCAGATCGCGGCCATGTACCAGAACGGAGAAAGCGAAAACGCAATCGCTAAATGTTTTGGTGTTAGTCGTAACGTCATTCGATCCAGGCTTGTCGAGCAGGGAATCACCCCACGAACCCAGAGCGAAGCGGAAACACTCAAGTGGGCTCAGATGTCGAATGATCAGCGTGCTGCACAGGTCGAGAGCGCTCATGATGCGGTCAGGGGAAAGCCCCAGACTGCCGAACACAGGAATCGCATCGCGGTTGCACGTCAGGCTAGCAAGTATGACCATCTGATCGGAATGGGTGAAACCGAGTTCGCTCAGCTTTTGACGGATCGAGGCATCCGCTTCACGCATCAGAAGGCTGTCGAAAGCTATAACCTCGACTTCGCTATCGGTAACGTCGCCGTGGAACTTACCGCTGACTGCGGGCGCTACTCCATGTTCAACCCCAAGGAGATCCAGCGCTGTGTGAATCTGCTCAAATGTGGGTATCGCACGATTGCCGTACAGTTCAGTAGTGTCGACGCTCTCATCCAGTCGGCGGATTACATCATCGCCAGCGTTGATGAGATGAGCCGACTTGAATCCTTCGGCGGTCAGTATTGGGTGATTGGGTGTCGTCTTCAGGATTACGCCATCGTCAAAAACGAACGACAACAGTTCGCCAGCGTACCGGCGCCGATACAGCTTGTGAACAAGCGAAGTGTGATTGAGCTGTGAGTCGCCAGGGAAGCAGTTGTAGTCTGTACCGGGCAGCAAGTGCAGCCCGTCGACTGACGAATAGAGGCCTTCTGCCAAATCGAACTCCTTGCCTTCCCGATCCTCATGTGACGGACGTACACGCTCATCACCAGCAGTCTCCCAGATCGCTTTGGTGATACCGAGGTTCTGCGCTCGGATCTTGGTCGTGATCGAGTTGTAATTCTGCACCTGGTTGCGGGCCAGGAACTTGGCGTGATTCTTCCGCTCGCTGACGATGTCGTCAAACTGGCTGACGATGGTGTCGAGCGATTCGCCCTGACTCATGGCGAACAGCGTGTTGTTCGTGAACTTCTGGAAGGTGTCGTCACGCAGGGTTTTGATCCACTGCGAGGTTTCGGCGACCAGCGCATTAGTGGTCGCCTTCATTCCCTCTTTTGCAATCAAGGCCTGAACGTCGATCCCGACGACCTTGGCGACCTTCCCGTAAAACTCTTCCTTTGACTTCTTGTCGAGCTTGGCCAGCACCTGCTTGCTCACAGCCTCAAGCCGCTGGTCATCAAACTGCTTAAGCAGCTTCTTCTTGACCTGCTTGGCCAGGCGAAGCAGGACGGCGGCATAGTTGCCTGACTGGGCATCGGCGAACTTATCGATAGTCCCAACCTGCAATTGATTCAGGACTTGATTCTTGAAGCGCTTGGCCATGGTTTCGACCATGAACTCGATGGCATCACCTAGCTCGTTCTCCTGAGCCCTTGGGGACTTCGGCGCCTTGATCGGCGTAGGCTTCTCAGCCGTCAGTTCACGCTTCATTGGCTGGCGCGCCGGTTAAAGGATCGACCACATCAGGAATGTCATCATCACCATCATCCGGCTCTTCGAACATCTTCTTCCATGGGTCATCTTTTACCACGCCATGCTCTTTCAGATATCCACGGTAATCCTCGCTTAGCCCGGACAGCTTCTCAGCGTTCGCAATAACCTTCGTCTCGTAGTCCAAGCGTTCGTTTGCCGTGCCGCCCTGGTTGTCCTTGAAGGTCACGCCATCGATGCCGAACACGCCACATAGGCGGCAGATCGGATCAAGCATGTAATCGAACTGAAGGGCCTCTGTCATGTCCTGGAACGACTGACGCTCTTGCGTGCCTGCACTGTTCAAGCCGCCAACGCTTTCGCCTACGAGGATAGGCAGCGGGATCGACGTGACCATGGCCAGGCGGCGCAGCGTGATGTTGTCCACGTCGGCCAGGTTGGTGAGCGCCTGGGCGATACTGATCACATCGTCTTCGGCGTCGATCAGGCCGTCACCGTAGATGCTGCGAAGGTCGGCCAGTTTCGAGTAGTACTGAACGAGCGCGTCATCCTCTCCACAGCGGACGGAATCCTTGAACCCCTTTACCTTGTGGAATAGCGTGCTGTTCTTCTCGACGATGGAAGCCGAGGCGCGCTCTACAATGCCGTCATTGATTAGTTGCTGGTGGATCAGTTCGAATTCGCTGATCCCGCCGTACTTGTAAGTAGGCGCGTCCAGCTCAGCCGGCATGTAATAGGTGAAGTCGATAACCCGCGTCCAGTGGAACTGCTTCCCGTTGACGTTGTAGAACTTCGGCTTCTGGTATCGCACGTCGCTCAGGTCAAGCGAGACATCCATTGCCTGAACCATGTCGCCGCTGAAGACATCCAGCTTCACCAGTTCCAGCTTGAAGCCAGCGGTCGCCGGAGTCGAATGGTCGGCACCTCGCTCGTTGATGAGGATGATCCCGCGCCCGAAGCCAAGCATGAACTTGGCAGCAAGCTTCACTGATCGCTCTAGGCGCTTCTTGTAGACCTTCTCGTCAGCCTTGCAATCGAACTGAAGCGTATCGTTCAGCGCGTACCCGGCCTTGATACGGACGATCTTAGAACCAAGACCAGTCCGGTAGATAACCCTCAGTTGGTTATCGTCCAGCCGCGTAGCCGTGATGATGTTCGCCGCCGCAGCGCTTCGCCGATTGGCCAGCTTGTTGACGATATTGGTAAGGCCATCGGTGAAACGGCTCATAGGAGGTTCCTGTAGTCGATCCTGGCTCGCTTCATGACAGACTCAAGCGCGTAGCGTAGGGAGTCGATGAAGTGGTTGAAGTCGTCAACCGGCTTGTTGGTCGGCTTCCCGTCTCGGTCCAGCGCCCAACTGTAGTTGTTGAATTCTGTCATAAATTCGACCAAGTGGGCATTAACGATTATTTCGAACTCGGAAAGAAAGTCAATTCCTGCGCCTACCGAGTCAGCGCCCTTGGCTGCCCCTTCGATCCTGACACCCTTGGTCGCGATGTAATCGATCGATTTAGGCTCAGAGCTGTCGGCCACGGTCTTGTGCCTGTGGGCAGAAAGCTTCTTGATCTCGTCAGCGATCTTGGCGTTGCTCATTCCCTTCTCATAGAACCCATCATAGACATAGATCCGCTTGGCGGTCATATCCACGTAGGATTGGTTGAAGGCAGAAGGGTCGTTTGTATAACCGAAGTCAAGACCCTGGACACACTCAAGCCCCTTGATCTCTTCCGGGCGAATCAGGCGGTGATGCACATTAGGGAAGATCAGGCCTTCAGCCGTACCCCAGTTCCCCAACGCATAGATGTTGTAATAGCGAGGGTTGGTCTTCTTCTTGTTCTCCATCACCATCTTGTATTCGGCATCGATGAATGCGTTGTCAAGGTAGGTGGTGTGCAGGGTGAATACCCCGTCCATCGGGTCATCGAAGAATATCTTCTTGACCCAATGCGTTTCACTGATCGGGTTTAGCGTGAGAGTGATTTGCTTGACGCACCCATGCTCGCCACGTAGACGAAGGTCGAGCTGTTCAAAGTCTTCCTGGCTAAGCTCGGTCGCTTCTTCCACCCAGATGGATGTAACGCCCTCGATAGACTTCAGCTTCTCAACGTCATCAAGTCCGCTGAACATGAACTGAGAGCCGTTCGGCTTGTAGGTGATGGTCTTGTCAGTCAGGTTGATATGGAAGTCACTGGTCAGCTTCCAGCGATTAATCAGGTTGCGCATCAGAGTGAAGACCGAGCGCTTAATGGTCCGGTCTACTTTCCGAATGATGAGGATGTTATGGAGTACGCTGGACTCTTTCAGTAGGCGATATAGGTAGCGCCTGGCAACGATGTGTGACTTCCCGGAACCGGCGCCGCCCCAAACAACCTCATAGCGCTTTGTATTCTGGAACAGCGGGACGAAAGCCGGCGACTTATCCTTGACGTGCTTTCTGAATTGCGCGAGGTCTACCACTCATTCGAACCGTCGTCTACTACGCGCACAGTGCTGTCAATCTTCTGCGCAGCATTCCAGCCCTGCATGTCCGCCAATTGCTTGATGGCCGCTGCCTGGCTGTGCGTCTTGATCTTGATCCCGTCTTTGGTAGCTGACAGTTCAGCGATTGCCGCCATCTGCCTCGGGTCTTGCATGGCGCTTGGCTTGATCTTCCAGCTAGATTGAATGATAGGCTCGCCCGTCTCTTCGTCAGCTCCGAGCGTGTAGTCGCCGAACTCAATCAGATCCTTTAGGTCGGTACGTGCCAGCAGAGAAAGCTTCTCCAGCGCTTCCTGGCGACCCATGACGGCCTCAGTTACGGCAGCTTCCTTCATGGCGTCCATGAAAGCAGAAACCTTAACGTCGGTTAGCATTCGCGATGTAATCGCATCCGCTGCTTTCTCGTCTTCCGCCTTACCCCCGGCAGCATAATAAGCCTGCCTCTGCGTCATCCCTGCAAGCACGTTTGTAGCCACCCTCTGCTGTAACTGAGTGAGCTTGTCGAATAGGGTTTTCTGGTCTGGAGTCATGGGTGATCTCGCTTGATGGAGAACGACCGAAAGTCTTCGCTGCCTGCAGCCGTATGCTCAAGGTTCCCGACTCGGTTAGTGTGGAACTCGCCCATAGGCAGAAACACCCGGTCAAACTGTCCATGCCACTTACCGTACTCGGTAGGCCCTTCGGACTTGTATTGAGTTGGACCGCAAGCGCTGCACAGCTTCAATCCTTCGCGCTCAGGAGCATAGGACCAATCGAAGCACTCAGTTATGAACTTGAAGCCTTGGCAGGATAAGGCCGTATTCTCGCAGCAACCGCAGACTTCGCACTGGAACAGGCTCATGGCGCCACCTTGTAAGGCTTAGCCTTCAGGCCCGAATCCTTGATCATGTCCTCTACGTCGTTCGCGTACATGACGAACTCTTCAGTAGTGCCACAATACGTCTCCCATGAGTGAGGAAGCTCAATCACCAGCGCAGCACGCGAAGCCTGCCATCCATCCCACGCAGAATCGACCCAGCTAATCATGTAGCGATCTGGATCAAGCGAATTCCTGTAAGTTAGCTGAGGATAAAATCCGGCAGGGGTGTCCACAGATCTTTCCTGAATCCATTGTTCAAACTCTTCTCTGGCCTTATCTGTCATGGTCTTTGCCCTTTGTGTGGATGGTTATATCTTAAACCTTTGCGCATGAAAAAGCCCGCATCGGCGGGCCACTTGTCTTGCCTTTCTTTCGCCACCAGCAAGGCTACTGGCACAGTGGGAATCTCAACCCTGGCTAGCAACATTCATCGCATTGCGCTATCCAGATAAGTGCTGGAGTCAAAGCAAGCTATGCGAAGCTTATCCCGATGTGCTTCCGGGCTCCGCGTGTGCGGGCTACTCTCTGGCGTTGGTCGTACTGGAGCGGATAGAGAGAATCGAACTCTCATCGTCAGCTTGGAAGGCTGTCTAGCGGCCTACGCTACCCGCGAATAATTTGGTCGATCCACACCGCTGGATCACTGCCTTATGGATTTCTCCACGTCAGGGAATCGAACCCTGTCCTTCACCAGATCTCGACCACCGAGCCGGAATCGAACCGGCCTGCTCTTTTTGGCATCGCTGCCGAATTCATGACGCCCGTGTCGTGGGCCAGCCGGCAGGTTAAGGCGACCAGGGAAGCCCGGATAAAGACCAGTAAATCCGCCTGCCCTGTGATTCTAATTGGGCTGCCAGCCATCAGCAAGCAGTCTTTTCAGCAGGTTATTACCGGGGCGACGAACTGGTTCCATTTGTTCTGCTCGTTCATGATTTCACGCAGCTTGTCCTCTGGACGCAACTCCATTGTCCGGATGCCTTGATATGGAATGCTCGGCGTCACCTTCACAAAAACCGTGGCGAGATGGTCATTTATGGATTTCCACTGTACTGCCGTAGGGAGCTCTCCGGCGCCAAGCTCTGAGAAGCCTTGAAGCCAATAGCAAAACTGTTCAGCGGTCATAATGCCTCCTGTGATTTTTTCATTTCTCTTATCTTAGCCCTGTACTCGGCCTTGATCGCTTTCAGGTCCTCGATCGTGTACTTGCGTGTCGATTGATCCGCCTCCAGTGCCTCGACAGCCTCAAGGCCAATACGGGCGATCAGGCCAATCCGATAATCCACGGCATTCCCAGAAAGGAACCGGTTATCCTGCTTGCTCTGGGCATGGCAGTTTCGCTCATCGAAACGGAGATGCGGCGCAGAACCTACGCTCCGATAGTGCCCCGCATCTGTTGCGTTCCCGCTCCAGTCAAGCGGTCGACCACTCGATATGCAGCAATGGCCGGCAATCTGGTCCCGCATCCGGATGTAGGCATTGAAGGCAATCTGGCATTCCTGCATATGCTGCCCGCGCGTCTTGACCTTTTCCTTCCTCTCCCGATGCTCTACCCGCTCCTGACTGGCAATAGCCTTCCTTGCCTTGTCGTGGTTCTGGTCCTTGATGGCTAGACCGCATTGCCACTTGCAGACCTTCTGAGTAGTGCTGAATGCAGGGGTGAACTCTTTCCTGCATTCAGGGTTGGCACATTTACGGTGTTTCACTTCTTTGGCTCCCAAGCCCAGTGGAGCCATAACGCCAGCGCTGCGCCAATGTAATTACCTATAAGCCCATTCTTCGAAGGAGGATCGAAAATTAAGCATCCAATCAGAGAGCCCACAACCATCATTACGAATATCCATTTACGGCTCATTGCCCTGACTCCTTGGCAAAATTCGATTCATCTGCAATGCACTTATCGATACTTTCATCAGAAATATGCTCGAACCATGCGGATGCGTTGTGTTCGTGCGCTGGGTGATAGCTGCCGATATCGAACTCATTTTGACGCAACCACCGTAGGCGCTCCGCATCCTTGCGCAGACTTTCAATCTCAGCCAGTTGCAGGATCTCGCGCTCGGTTGAGCGGGCGTTCTCGGCCTTTAGCTCATCCAAATGGCGCCCCTGAACCTTGAACTCAGCCCAGCATGCCTTTCGATCTGCGTCGATTTTTTCGAGTTGCTCGATCAGCGCCAGCACTGCCGATGGATTGGCGGCGGCGATGAACTCAGCAGCAGCAACTTGCTCTCCCTGAAATGGTTCAAGCATCCCAGCAGCGGGATGTCCGTAATGGATCTCAGCAAATGGGATCTTGTCCTCTCTGATGCGTCGATCTGATGTTATGAACCGGCTATCAGCCTCAATGCCACAGTCACCATCGATCATAATCCATTCCACACCACCGGCTTTCTCTGCAAGCTTCTTCAATTCTTCGTACATGGTCTTTCCCCTGATCTTTGTTTTAGCAGGTAGGTAGCATTGTCGGGCACATCAAGCCACCATGGCCAGATTCACTTCCGCAAGCCATGCAGGCTCTAACGGATATGGCCGGCGTTACCTTTGGCTTTTGCTTTGTGAGAGTGTTCAGCGTATCGCAATACGTTCTGAAGTGCGATGCCATATCGGGCAGCCGGTAGCCTTCTTTCGTCTCGAAACGGTACTGCTTCAGTGACTCGGCGGGCACATCATGACGCAGCGACCAGAGGATCTCGAAGTTGTCTTGTCTAGTGCTCATTTGATCACCATGAAAGCGAACGTTGTGATGAAGTTCCCCAGCGCAAAGCCTACGAAGCACCAGGCTACGCGGTGGAGTATCTGGGTTTTCCTTTCTCGCTGTCGGTCGGCGTGGGTCATTTGGTTTTGATCCCTTCTGCCTAAACCGCCTTGCGGCACTTGCCGAGGATGCGGTGCTCGCACATTGAAAGTGACTCCATGCGCTCCATCTCCTCGTAATCATCCTCGTCCGGATTCACATCAATCTCTGGGGATGGCAGTTCGATCACCAACGATTCACGGGAGGCTTGCCACCCCCACCAAGCGCCATGAACACGAACAGATCGATATTCGCCATCACTGCCGCGCTCAAGCATTGAGTCGAGTGCAGCACTGCTCATTGCCTTGAACTGCCCCGCCGTTCTGAATGCTGTTTCAAATTCTTCACGCATCGAACCATTCATACCTTCACCTCCGCATGCTCAAGCTCGTACAAAGCAGAGTAGAGCTTTTCGTTGTCCAGCAGCGGGATAAGCTTGGTCATGGCTCGCTTGGCCCGGATGCCGTCCGGCACTAGATATTCGACCATAACCTGCTGAGCGCTTCGCAATGCATCGATAACTACGGCCATGTTGGCGTCTGTCTTCTCGCTGGCGCCACGATCTCCTTGTTCTGACATCGGTGTAGCGATTCGCTCTTGCTGAACCTTGTAGGCGTGATCTACGGCGTGTAGGCGAAGCTGAATGTCATCGCGCTCATTCTTCATCGCGGCATAAGCTGTGTCGCGAGCAAGATTGGATCGGGCTAGTTCGTCACGGTTTTCAGTCATCGCCGCCAATCGCGATTCAAGATCGACCGACTTCGTGGTGTAGTCGCAGGCCAGTTTGTAATAAACCTCACGCATGCGAGTCATTTTCGCAAGCTGCGATTCCAGACCGCTGATAGTTTCAATCGACTGCGCCGCGCAACGCTGGATCGTCTCGTTTGTGTATCGCAGCGCCTTGCTCAGCTTCTCGTTGCCAGCCTCAAGCGCCTGAACATCCTCAAACCGCTTGCGCGCCGTTTCGTGCAGCGCTTCGTGGTCTTGGCGGACTTGCTCAAGGTAGGACTCAAGCGCCGACTCAAACTTGCTGATCGGCAGAGATGCAAAACATTCGCGCACAATTCTCAGTGCTTCGTACATCTCGCGCTTTGCCTGTTCGATTGCGTTGGTCATGGTCTTTACTCCTGGTCATCAGTGGTGAACGTGTACTTAACGTTTGTCGTTACGTTGAACTCAAGATCGCATGAGGGGCACTCTACTTGATGCGTGTCGTCATCGGAGTACAAATGCCATGCCTCGGCATCTTGGATATTGAAATCATCGCCACAATGCGGGCATTTCGGACTGTCGTTACACCAAAAATCTATTGAGCTGCCATTCTCCAGAGCCTGTAAACGCTGATTCTCACTCATTTCAAAATCTCCGCTGCTAGCTGCTGAATGCGCGACCACGTTTCAGACGATGGCCTTGATTCGTAATCCCGCAACAGAGTCGCCAAGCGAATCCCCTGCGGCTTGTGCGAGTCGATAGCCGTTACTTTCTGGTGCGCTATCACTGTTGCGAGTTCCATTTGACCCGGAAGGTTTGCGGTAGCCATAACTATTCGATCCCCTTTACGATTTTGTTGTGTTCGTGAAGCATCCGGTCATGATCGGCCTGGCGCTCTTCTGGCGTCATATTCGCCAAAGCTTCGGCGCGCTGCTTGACCATGTCTTTCAAGCTGGTGAACTTATTCCTATCTTCTTCCTTCGGCTTAACCACCTTGCCGGTGATGAGGCCTGCTATTGCTTGTCCGGTCTGGCTTGGCGCTTCCAAGTACAGACCTTTTAGGTAGCGCGCCCCATGCTCTTGAGGAATTCGCTTTAGCTGTACGGCTTTCTCAATGGCTTCAGCGCGGCGCTCTGGAGCTATGCCAAGAGAAACAATCCATTCGACTGGTTTTGCTTCTTGACGTGATATGCGAACCAGTCGTTCGTATGCCGACATGAACGCCATGCGGGCCCCGACGTTATCGCCCTCGTTCATGATCGGCGTTGCCGCTGCCATGGCCTGCTGAATCTCCCATGTCATAACGGCAGTCCCATATTCATCTGACGACTCAAGGCCAATCGACCAAGCCTCATCCTTTCCAGGGCGACCATCCTCGGCCTGGCATCGCTGGATGATGTCGGCCACTGTAAGCTTGTGACGTACCTCCATCCGGCAAGCGCGCAACGCTCGCGCCAGTTCGTCAAGCCCGTAATCACTCAGGTCGTCAGCCATCATCATGGCGGTAGATGGGCTGATCGTTGAGCCGATTGCCTCTGCCGTCATGCACAGAGCGTCAATCAAGCTGTCCCTATCGCTTGAGGAAAGCATTTTGAATCCCCCCTTCTCTGATCATCCGCTTGGCCTCTTCGGCTGCCGACATATTGGATTGCGTATTTTCGATCTGTCTTGCGGTCACACTTGTCATGTGCCGCCCCGTGGCCCACTGCGTCCTGACTGATTCACACTTTGCGAGAAGATTGCCAAGGTCGTGAAGCGTTCGCAGGTAAAACGAATCGTTGAGCGTCACGTAGAAGAATGCGACATGTGGCGCCTCTTCGGCTCCTAGACGTTTCACGATGTCGGCGATCATCTTGTTTGCCTTCGCGTTCCTAACTGGCTCCGCGCTGTATCGATTGAAATAGGAATCAGCGTATGCCTGCCATGTTTTCCTGTTCGCCTCCTTCGCTGCATCAGCTTCGTGACCTTTGGTCTTAGCTACCCGAGCCCTCTTCGGCGCAGGAGTGACAACGAGCTGCAAGGGGTTTTGAATCTGTGAATCCTCAATCAATGAATCAGGAATCAGAGAATCAGGAATCAATAAATCAGGAATCAATAAATCAGGAATCAATAAATCAGAGCGTTCTGGCACCTCACATTTACCGTCTTCTAACGGTGAGATAACCGTTAAACTTCCGTTATGCCCTAGAATCAATGAGTTAGCGTTGTCGTGCTTTGGGTATCCCTTGGCCTTCTCGGTATGGTGAGGGCTCTGGTGTTTGGTGAAATTAAGAACCTCCAAGTACCTGACATCTCCATTCTGGTAGCGAGTCACGAAACCTAGTCGTGATAGAACGGTGAGATAACCGTTAACGTCCAGAGAGTCACGGTATGGGAACAGTTCAGCCTTTATGCGCAGCGGTCGATCCTCAAGAATCCCATCCTTGTCTGCCAGGCACCACAAACCCAAAAACGTCAATGACACCATCGGGTCTTCAGTCCCAAGCAGCTCGTTCGTGAAGAAGGCCGGTTTTATGTTCCGAGCCCGAGCCACTGTTCAATCCTCCCCGAGCTTTACGAAGTCGCTGACCTTCATGTCGAAGGCGCTCGCCAGGCTTTCCACGGTTGCCATGGATGCGCTGCGCGAATTAGCCAGGCGGTTGATCCAGACCTGCGTGCACTTCATCTGTGCTGCAAGCTGGGTCTGGTTGATGTCGCGCTGTGCTAGCGCAACCTTGATGCTCTTGCCTACGTTCATACTCTACCCCTGTGGCTGCGTTCGATTTGAAGCAACTGTATACGCCACTGGCATTAACGTCAAACAAATATATTTGCATTTACCCATTGACTAGGTTTTAAGTGATGCCTATAGTTCGTCTCACCAAGGCAGACCGCTGAGGATTGTTCAAATAACCAGCCGAGGATTTCACCATGCGTCCGCCGACCAAAGATCGGCACACAAGCTGAACGCTAGCCCGCCATGTGCGGGCTTTGCCAGTACAACCACAGGAGATTCGAAATGCTCGCCCTACTGATCTTCACCGTATTCATGACCCGCGATGCGAAGTCGCCAAAGGTTCCAGTTAGCTACACCCGCCAGGCTTAACGAAGTAGACCAGGAGAAAGACCATGATCCCGCAAGAATGCCGCGACCTACTCGACCTGTACCTAGACACGGCGCGCACAACTGATATCGAAGCCTCGGCCACCGCAAGCCTTGACGCAGCAGCCGGTATGCTGGGTTACGCCATTGCACGCGGCGACCTTACACCGCAAGAGCATTCGAACGAGTGGACGATCATCAAGCTGATCCGAGCCCAGCGCCGGAACAAGATCAACGATGCGCTCCAACAACAACTTGATGATCAACTTCAAGAAGCAAGGCTGCGTGATGAGGATCGTACTTAACCTAACGGCCTACATGGTGATCGCGGCGCACGTTGTTGCTGCGGTCATTGCGGTTTATCTGGAAGGAGTTTTGTGATGAGTAAGCACGCAAGCAAGATCCTGTATGCGCAAGACATATTCACGAGAGGATTCGATCCTCATTTTTCTGGCGGTTTCAACTCCCGTGTTCAGGGAGTTAAGTTTGCCGATGCTATCGATGGTGCGTACAAGGCGGAAAGGATGCAGGGCTGGTGGAATGCAGACGAGATGATCGATGCCGGCAAAATCTACTTCATTCACCCATTCCCGCACGGAAAATGCCAGTTCACCGGTTTCGTCTATGGCGGCACTTGGGCCTGCAACGGCTGCAACACCGACGGTTTCCAAAAGCCTTGGTGGGCAATCCGCGTAATGAAAGACGGAAACGCATGGTTCGTCGTCGGCGAAGGCTTCGAAGACCTTCAGTCGTCAAGTAACTATGCGTTCGGCGATACGCGTGAAGAATCCATGAACAATTACGCAAATCTTATGGAGTCGGCGCAATGAACATCCCAATCATCGCCAGCACCATATCTGGCATTGCCGAAGCGCTTACGGGAATGGGCTATGACCTGATGGGCTCCATTACTTGGAACCAGATGCCGATTCGAATCAATGGTGTCTGGCATGCGGAGGTGCGCCATGGTTAATCCAACGAAGTACGACCTGATCTTCAGCCTTGCTTGTCTGGTTATCATCGTGACGATGGGAGTGTGATGTGAATCCATACATCGGTGATCGCGAGCTTGACCCGCCTGAATGCGATGATCCAGAAACGTGCGACCGCTGCGGTGGTTGGGGATGGATCGATGGCGACGAACATTTCAGCGGTGATTGCCCTGACTGCGAAGGAACCGGCCAATTTGTCCTTACCGACGCCGAGCGCAGGCAGAAGGCTTTCGATGACTTTGATCCGCCTGACCAGGATTTTGGAGATCCGCTATGACCACCTTCCTACTCGGCTGGCTAGCACTGGCCATCACGCTGACTGCCTGCTATAGCCTGATGCGGTACCGGCAGAAGCGGCGCGAAACGTACAACGCAGTGTTTACCGCTTGAACAATAACCGCCCCACCGGGCACAGCAGATTGGAGAATGACCGTGAGTGAAGTTAAGCGATATGGCCATATTGGCTACTTGGTGAATGCCAGCGAAACGCTGTGCGAGCTATACCCGGACATGACGGTATACGTCAAAGCTTCGGATTACGACGCCGCCCAATCAGAGCTCGCTGCGTTGCGGGAAGAGCTGGCTACGGCGAAACGTGTTGGTCCACCACACTTTTGCGGCCTCCCTATGTCGCGCAATCCTCATCCAGAGGCTGGAGTTCCTGGGCGATTTCTTGAAGTCGGCACCGTCAGAGAGTGCATTCCTTGTTTTGTTTCGAGCCGCCATAACTGGGCGAAAACTGCCGCAGATCTTCAGCAGAGCCTTGCGGACGCCGAGCAGCGGAATCCTGATCTGCTCGATATCTGTAGCTCGATTCAGGACGATCCGCGCCTATGGCTCATGACCTCATCAGACCTTTCTGGAAAGATCAGCGCCGCCCTCACCAAACCCGAAGAGGCCAAGTCATGAGCATTGATCCGAACAAATTGAAATTCATCAAGTCTCAAGCCGACTTTGGTGCATCAGTTTCTGCGCAGTCCGTCCAGTTACTACTGACAGAAATCGATGAACTCCGCGCCGTTCTCGCTCAGGAAGCGGGCCATGTCGAGGAACCGATCGGGATGGCGGAGCCGATGGCGTGGCTGTACAAAAATACGAATATGGGAAATGAGCTTTCCCTTCAGAAGCTTGATCACTTCTACCGCCCATATACTCCGAAAGAAGAACATGACTACGTGAAGGGTATTGCGCTCTACACCTCGCCGCCAGCGCCGGCAGCGGTTGTTCTGCCTGAGCGTAAGCCAGTACAGATCGGCCTTCTTTCTGAATCAAACACCCATAATCAAGGCTGGAACGACTGCCTCGACAAGGTCAAGGAGCTGAATCAATGAGCAGAACTCACCCAATCGAATTACTGGTCGAGGCTTACGAGCTGAATCAGTCAGGGGTTGCGTGGTCTGTGATTCACCATCGGCTACGGCCTGGATTGCGCGATGCAGTTAACCGGGCCAAGCGGTATGGAATCCAGAAGAGGGCTAGACCATGAGAGCTTCAAGCAATATCGATTTCACCGCACTGAAGGCTGACGTACAGATGGCGCAGCAGACCGGACGGAAGATGTGCAGCATTCACGTAGACGAACTGATGTCGCTGCTTACCCGAGCCGACGCCCTGGCCAAGGTCCAAGAGTTCATCCCCTTCAAGATTGGATACTGCTACCCGGATGATGTTCACAAGCTCATGCAGGGCGAGCTTCACCGGGTCGGGCTGTCGCGCAAGAAGGGGCCGAAATATTGCCTGGAGGTTCTTGTGCACTCGCTGCCTGACGGGAGCAAGAAGGAAACCACTGTGGATCTGAACAGCTTGCTTAGCGAGTCTCAGTGAACTACAGTTTGCCGTGTTGATGTCCGTGAGACGACTAGACAACCAGACCAATAGCCGGGAACCGAAACCGTTGTGCACATCCTTGTTGGCTCCTTGATCCTTGCTTCCCGGCTTGGTCAGATCTTGGAAGTCAGTCTCACCAAGGATGTGCAGAGCGGTTTTTTATTGACCAGAGGAAAGACCAATGACCGACAAGAACATGCTGGTATGGGATTCCGTTTCGAAAACGGACACCCGATATACAAAAGACGCAAAGGTTGGTGGCCAGCAGATCACCAGCCTGAACGGGACAGCGATGATAATGAAGGCTACCGAGCAGTTTGGACCTGCCGGGTTTGGCTTTGGCTGGAAAGTTCTGGAAGAGCGCTTCGACAAGGGTGCAGAGATCTTCGTCGGCGAAGGCGAAAAGCGCGCCAGCCTCGGTTTCGAGCTGAACCACACCGTTAAAATCCTGTTCTGGACCAAGCAGGATGGCGAGCGCGGCGAGTTCGAGCAGTACGGCTGCACACCGTACCTGTACAAGTCGAAGTACGGAACCACTACCGATGGCGAGGCCCCAAAGAAGTCACTAACGGATGCCATCAAAAAATCCCTATCCATGCTTGGCTTCAGTGCTGACGTGTTCCTTGGCCTGTTTGATGACCGAGAGTACGTCCAGAACCTTCAAGAAGAGCAAGCCGTAGAACTGGCAGAGGATCGGGTGGCCGAGGAAGAGAAGCAGAAGGCAGAGCGCCTTGAATACCTCCGCTCGACTATCGAGACCATGAAGGGCGCCGCAACCCTGAATGAGCTGAAGAAGATCCACGACCACGCGGTTCGCCGCCTGACAGCCCGCAAAGATGACAAGGCCGTCAAGCGCATCGCACAAGAACTGAAAGACCTCTCACCTAAATTCGAAGTGGAGCAAGCACAATGACTCAACTCTATGCAATGACTGCGCAGATGACCGAACTGGCCGCGATGCTCGACACTGACGACGAAGGTCTGAAGCAGGCGATTCAGGACACCATGTCAGGCATTCAAGGCGAGTTTGAGGTGAAGGCCGATAACATCGTCATGCTGCGCCGGAACATCGAGGGCGACATCCTGGCCATCGAAAGCGAGATCGATCGACTAGCCGAGCTGAAGCGCATCAAGAACAACAGCATCACGCAGCTGACCAATTATCTGCGCCAGAACATGGAAGCGGCGAACATAACTTCCATCAAGCGTCCGCTGTTCAACATCACGCTGGCAAAGGGCTCTGAAAGCGTGATAGTCGACAAAGAAGACGATCTGCCGGATGACTTCACCATCGTCAAGACTTCGATCAATCCGGACAAGAAGGCAATCGCCACCAGGCTGAAGGAGATCCGCACGCACAATGAAGCCGTCCGTGCGCGCATGGAAGCCGGCGAAGATGCGGAAGCCGAACTGATTCCAGATCCGGCATGGGCTCACCTTGAGCGCGGCGAAAGCTCGATTCGGATCAAGTGACATGGATTTTCAGTTAAGAACGGAATCAGACCGAAACAGGCTGCTTGGCTACGTGAGCGGCCTGGATCTGAAGAAGCCATACAAGGTTTCGATTGTTCAGGTGAAGAGCAACCGCAGTGATGCCCAGAACAAAATGCTTTGGATGTGGAACGGACTGATCCAGTCGCACCTACGCGACAGCTTTGGGCAGATCGCAAGCTCAGAGGAGTGGCATGAGATTCTTGTGTCGCGCCTATGGCCTTCGGAGGTTCGTCGCGTCGAGCTTCCTGATGGGCCTGCGTTCAAGGTAGGTCGCGCGAAGACTCGAGGCTTCACCATTCCTCAGATGACGACCTATCTTGAACTGCTTGATGCGTACTGCGCGGAACACCTGCAGCTTCTTCTGCCACACCCTGATGACTTGATGATGTCTATTTACGGTAGCCGATCGCTTTAGCAAGCCTACCAGGCGCTTAAAACTCCCCTTTACATAACGCTATGTCGTGGGTACGATTGTGCCCACGACATAGGAGGCTGCATGGACTTTTCATACCTAGAACAGATGGACGTAGAGGATCGCATCAAAGAGATAAACTCTCTTCGAAAACAGATCCACGCTTATAGCCCATTCAAATCTGAGCCAGTTGATTTTGTTGAATGGGTGAAGAACGAAGAAGTTCACGCCAACGACTACAACCCGAACAGCGTTGCACCGCCTGAAATGAAGCTTCTAGAGCATTCAATCCTGAGCGACGGGTATACCCAGCCTATCGTTACCTGGCCAAACAATGGCATTGAGGTCGTTGACGGGTTCCACCGTCATCGCGTAGGAAAAGAGTCTGATGCCGTTCGAAGCCGCATACACGGATATCTCCCTGTCGTCACGATCAATTCTGCGCAGCAAGACAAGAATGATCGAATGGCCTCTACGATCCGCCACAACCGGGCAAGGGGGGCGCACAAAGTAGAAAGCATGTCAGACATCGTGGTTGAGCTGAAGCGCCGCTTCTGGACAGATGATCGCATCTCTAAAGAGCTTGGCATGGAGCCCGATGAGGTTCTTCGACTCCAGCAAATCACGGGGCTTGCCGGCTTGTTTGCAGACGAGGACTTCTCTGAAGCGTGGGAAGCAGAATCCTTCAATGACGAGGCTGAAGAAATCGATGAAGCGCAAGTTTAAGCGGGTTTATCACCACTACCTGCAATGCGAGGAGTACGCAGGGCCAATGTGGAAGACCATCAACGCAGAGCGAAGAGCACAAGCTGTTAAGGATTCTGCTGAATTGATGATTGATAGCGAGCGCTTTGAAAAGGCTTGCATGCGAGTTATCGACGAATGGCCGAATAGCTGTGAGGCGAACTTGACAGCATCTGTGATTAATCACCAAGCCTGGATTGGGCATGCTGCCTGCTCTCTGGATCATGGATCATCCGAAGACTTGACTCGTCTTGGCTGGCGCACTCTCACTCAAGAGCAGCAGGACGCAGCTAATGCTGCTGCTGATCGGGCGATACATTGCTGGGGAGAACGATATGCGCATCGTACCGCTATCGCGTGACAACAAGGACTTTTACCGCCTTATGGGGCCTGTCTTTGGAAGCCGCACCATAGCGAAGGAAATTGGCATTCACGCCTACGACGACCAGGATAAAGAATGGTTCGTCTTGATGGATGGCTGCGTTATCTACGGCTGCGCATCGTTACGCGGTGGCTTGATAAGTGATTGCTACGTCAAACCGGCGCATCGAGGGCAAGGCTACTTTTCGGCCATTTTGAAAAGAGTGCTAATGGAGCCTGTTCCTGTATTCAGGGCCACCTGCACGCCGGCCAGCGTGACTGCATTCCTGTCGGCTGGCTTTAACGTTGTTGGAAAAACCAAGAATTTCACAAGGGTGATGAAAAATGCCTAAGCGCGGATTGGGGATCGACGTTCTGACTGCTGCCAGAGAGCGCATCGAATACACCTTCGACAACTTCGAAAAAATCTATCTGTCATTCAGCGCCGGGAAAGACTCTACCGTCATGCTTCATCTGGTCATGGATGAGGCGAAAAAGCGTAACCAGAAGATCGGAGTTCTGTTTATCGATTGGGAATGTCAGATCGGCCTGACGATTGACTTCGCCAGGCAGATGTACAAGGAATATGCCGAATGGATCGATCCGCACTGGGTAGCGCTCCCGATTAAGACCTGGAACGCTTGCAGCCAGATAGAGCCTGAATGGACCGCATGGGATGAGCAGAAGCGTGATTTGTGGGTCAGGCAGCCCGACGCCATGAGCGTAACCGATAAAGGAGCTTATCCGTTCTACTATGAAGGCATGCCGTTTGAAGAGTTCGTGCCTGCATTCGCCCAGTGGTATGCGGACGGAAAAACTTGCGCTTGCTTCGTTGGAATCCGGGCAGATGAAAGCCTGAACCGATTCCGTACAGTCGCACGATCGGACAAGCCGACCTTTGATGGAAAGATGTGGACCACGAACGTTGCTGGCGATGCTTGGAACGCATACCCAATTTACGACTGGCGAACTGCTGACATCTGGCGATACCACGGGAAAACCGGACTCCCATATAACAAACTGTATGACCGCATGCACCAGGCCGGTATGAAGATTAGTCAGATGCGCATCTGCGAGCCTTTCGGTGATGAGGCGCGGAAAGGGCTATGGCTCTATCAGATCGTTGACCCGGCAATGTGGGCTAAGGTTGTACTCCGCTGCGCTGGCGCAAACAGCGGCAAGATGTACAGCAACGAGAAAGGCGCCGTGCTGGGCAACCACAGCGTTGCATTGCCGGAAGGCCACACGTATGAAAGCTTCGCGCATCACCTTCTGAAGACAATGCCGCGCACAACGGCAGAGCATTACCGGAACAAACTCGCCGTATATCTCAAGTGGTGGAGTAAGCGCGGTTATCCAGATGGAATCCCAGATCTTGCAGATAAAGGGCTCGAGTCGCGCGGGAAGGTTCCTACCTGGCGGAAGATTGTTAAAACCTTCTTGAAAAACGACTACTGGTGCAAAGGCTTAGGTTTTAGCCCGACTAAGAGCGCCGCCTACCAGAAATACTGCGACCTGATGAAGCGCCGCCGCGAAGAATGGAAAGTGATCTGATGAAAAAAGAAGCGCGGAAAGTCAGGCATATTCGGATGCGTGACGATGAATGGGAAAAGCTTTTGCGCCTTGGCGGCCCAGAATGGCTTCGAGGAGTCGTTAAAGATGCAAAGGAACCAAGACCAATCACCATCGAATAGCCCCACCCAAAGCCCGGCGATGTCGGGCTTTTTTGTGCGCGAATGTTGTTGACTGCATATGCAATCGCATCTACAGTTAGCTCAACGAAACGAACAACGGAGCAAGACACCATGACCTGCACAAGCAAAAGCACTCAGGCTGAAATCGTTACAGAAGCTCTGATGATCACCACAAAGGAGCGCGTATTAGCCGAAGCAGAAAACGCAAAGCTGCTGATGGCGCTTCGTGATGAATCCGGCCTCCGGTACAGCTACGCCGTGAAGCAAGCGCGCTATCAGTTGCAGATCGTCGACTATGCAGGCAGAAGCACCAAGGTCATACCGGTCAGCGAGTTCATACCGTTCTACGAGTTCAACGAATTCCTGCGCAACTTCAAACACTCGGACAAGGTGTGATCGTGGCCAAGATCTTGATCGGTTACTCCGCATGCCAGCTAACCCGCGAAGCGTTCGAGGCTCACGGCCATGACGTTTGGACCTGCGACCTCCTTCCGGCTCGTGGTGACTCGCCAAAGCACTTGCAGTTCGACATTTGGCAGGCGCTAGCTTTGGGCTGGGACATGGCTGTCTTGCACCCGATGTGCACCTACCTGAACAACGCATCGGTCTGGGCGCTGAAAGACCCTGACCTTAAACGCTACCCGCTCAAGGGCGGCTACCACCAAAGGCTTAAACCCGGGACGCTGTTCGGTGCCGAGCGGCGCGCAGCCAAGGAGGCGGACGTCGAGAACTTCAAGCGACTGCTTGAGCTGCCGTTCCCGGTAGCTATTGAGAACCCGGCCCCGTCCGGCCTGAATACCGCGATACGCCCGCCTGACTTCGTTATCCACCCGCATCAGTTCGGCGATGACGCGAGCAAGGGCACTGGCTGGTGGCTGACCAAAGGCCTGCCAATCCTGACGCATACGAAGCACGTTCCGCCAAGGTTGTGCGTTCAGAAGAACGGGAAAAGCCTTCCACGGTGGTCGAATCAGACCGACAGCGGTCAGGAGAAAACCACGCCGGGCGCTGATCGCTGGCTCTCTCGATCGAAGACTTGGCCGGGCATTGCCGCCGCCGTTGGCGATCAGTGGGGCCGCTACCTAAAACAACTGGAGCTGGCAGCATGAAGACTTTCGAGATTAGTTTTGTCGACTACGACGGGAACAAGTCGATCGCTACGGTAACAACGGGCGAAGACTGCCACATCGGCAACCTCTTGCGTCAAGCGGTTGAAGGCCACGATAAGGAGCATGGCAAGTTCCACAAGGCCGTAGGAATCCGAGAGGTCTGCGACTGGAGGCAGACCCCAAAAAACGCTACGCACTTCTCACCGGTCGGCGGCTTATGGCCATGGCGGATGAAGTCTGGAGACAAGTGGTTCCGCTATAAGTTTGGAGAATGGCTTTTCCTACGCGATCCGGAGGACGAAAAGCTTTACACAGCCAGACCCTAGACTTTCCGAGCTCCGATCACCCCAAGCCCCTTAACTGGGGGTTTGCCAGTACAACCAGAGGACCACAAATGGAACGCAAGACAAGACCGATACGCCTAAGCGATGAAGAGTGGGAAGGCTTCAAGTTCCACCTTGGGCCTGAATGGCTCCGCAAGCAGATCGACCGGGCCATTAAGAAAGACCAGCGCAAACCAACCGCAGAACGGGCAGAGGGATAAAACATGAGCAAGTATCAAGAATATGATGCCGAGTTAAAGCGACTTATCGGCGAAGGATGCAATACCTTCACTTTGCTTTCTAATCGAATGGGGCTGCTAAATAAGGCTATCCAGCCAGAAGACAGCTGGAGGGTAACTGATCGTCGCCTTCAGGCTCTCCGCAAGAAGGGAGACATCACATATCTTAACGGATCGTGGCACAAACCAACCGCACAGAAGACCGAGGGTTAAGACCATGAAACTAGTTGATATTTTGGCGCGGGAGCTGAAGGTTTGGCCTGACATGCCGGAAGGTGGAAGGCGACTTGAGCAGGATATTAATAATGCAGTTATCGAGGGCGATGGATTTGGCACGGTAGATCTTTTTATGCTTTCTGAGCGGGCCGATGATCAGCGTGGCGCTCATGTTGATCGAGCCCAATGGCAGGCCGCAGTAGATGCGCTGAAAGATTCTGAACCCGCTAAGGCAGAATGGACCGGCTCAGGCCTGCCCCCAGTAGGTACGGTGTGTGAGTACATTTCAGATACGTCATGGGGAGAAGTAAAGGTCATCGGCTATGACGGAGCAAAGGTTGTTTTCAAGCCATCTGGCGGAACCTGCTACGGCGTAGAAATTGGGAGCAAATCAAAATTCATCCCTATCCGCACCCCAGCCCAGCTAGCCGCCGAAGAGCGCTTGTCCTGTGCATACCGCATGTGTGCCATCGCGCCAAACCTGACAAACGTTGAAGCCGCCAAGCTATACGACGCCGGCCTTCGCTTCGAGGTGAAGCCATGAGCGAGCGCGAGCCATACCGCCGTAGTGCAAAGGATGACGGCATGAATCTGCCAGAGGGGAAGACCTGTGGAGATTGCGCCCACTGCCGCCGCTGCACCCTTATGTTCGGTCACATCCCAGCCGACGAAGTTTGCGATTGGTATCCGTCGCGCTTCACTGAGAAAGTCATTGTTAGCGAGGTGAAGTCATGAGAACTTACGCCACTACGGATTTCAGGGCGGGTTTTGAGATCGTTGATCAGTCCGAAAACTTTGTTTTTGTTCGTGATCTCGCTGGAATAGTGATGATCTCGACTCTTGAATATTTGCTATCGATTGGCCTTCAGTGCTGCGGTGTTAGTACCGAAACTGTGGGGACTTCAATTATCGCATGCCTAAAGGTGAAAGCATGACAGCCCAACTCAAAGACGGCTACGGCTTCCGCCAGGGAGTAGCGTTCGCCCGAGAAATGATCGAGTCCTGCCGTGGCGATTTAAGCCTAGGCCCGATCCTTACGAACCTACGCCGAGCCATGGGAAACAAGCCGCCAGCTCAGGCAGAAGGGATCAAGTCCATTATCGATGTTCTGGAGAATGCGCGGGATATTCAGGCGCTGCGGGGTAAGGTATGAGCGATACAACGTATCCATTTACAGCTTGGGTTCTTACGCCAAGCTTTGCGCCAAAGCAGGTCGAGCTTGTCCGTGGAAGCTATTACGCTGACTGGCACAGCACCGAAGCAAAGAAGAACTATCACGACAGCGAACTCTACACATCCAAAGAGGTGGCGATAGAGGCCGGATGGCGCCGACTTGATGAGCAGACCTCGGCACTAAAAAAGAAAGCCGACAATATCAACAAGAAAAAAGCCACCCTGACAAAGCATTCGCAGGTGAAGCCATGACGCCCAAGATCCCCGGCAAGCTCAAGGAAAACTGCCCTGACTTTCCTTCATCGTGCGATGTGTGCGGGAAGCAGAGAAGCCAAGGCAATCATCAGCGCTGCAGCAAGATCCGCCAAGAGCGGATGAGGAAAGAGAAGTGAATCTATGTGATTGCTATGTGACTGAAATTATCGGAGATCCATACGAAGCCTATGGGAAGTGGTGGAGAAAAGTCAGGTACGAAAGCTGGGGATCGCCAAGTACCAGCGAACTGATGTTCAGCACTGAGGCAGAAGCCTCAGCAGTACAGATCGGGCATCACTTCCTAGCGTGACTTCGCGCTTCTCTTCCACAACTCAGACCGGCATAGCTGAAGCAGCGAATATTGCTCAGCTAGGCCGCGCTCTAAGGCGAAATAATAGCCCGTAGCAGTGGCGTCAAGTTCTGCGGCTCCGGCACCAGCTCTGCCGGCATCGGCTCCGGTGGCGGGCACACTAGCGGGACACTTGGCCTTGATGTACAGCCGCTCAGGGCCAGCAGTAACACGGCGCTCAAGATCACTGATTTCACGTTCTGCCCCTGACTTGTATTCGATGAAGGTTGCGCGGAAGGTTTCAGTCTCGGCGCGGGCCTTGGTCATTTCTGAATTGATGGCGTCCACGGCTGCGACAGTGGCTTGTG